CCAACTGGCACAACCCGCGTCCTTCGCTATGGCGAGGAGTGGCGAGATGTCACTGGAGACAATGTGATTGGAGGTCTTGCGTGGGAGCTTCAAGAGGCGCGTGACCGCATCAAGCGGCTGGAGGAGGCGGGGGATGTTCTGTTTGAAAACTGCGATCCATCGCGATGGGACTCGACAGCAACCGCTGCTCGAAAGCTAGCGGATCAAAACGCATGGCTCAAAGCCAAGGAGGCCAAATGAAAGACACAGTAGCATTTATCTACGTCCACGCATTTAACGGTATGATCCGCGTGGAGAGTTTGGATACAGCCAAACACATCGATGGTAATCCAGAATGGAAACACGTTTCGACAATCAACCCTCACGTTGTGCTGGAGCAAATTCTCCGAGCGACAATCAAGGACAGGAACCTCATCATCAAACATCTGCTAGCATGACCTACTCACAATCCGGGCAAATCCCCCACCACCAATACTGTCTCGTCGATGCTTCGTTCATCTCCAGTCGCACCGGGTTTATCCCATGCGTCTGGTTTGGCCTGGTCTCTATCCCTGGTCGAATGTGGGGTTGCACCATCATGTTGGAATGCGGAGCGGTCTACCGGGCCGTACCGCCGCACGCGCTAGCATTCGAGCCACATCCTGAACCAGACTGGCGCACAGACCACGCCCAACGCTGGGACTGCTACGGCCGGGAGTTCAGCACGATCGAATACACCTACCTCCGAGGCATGGAAGCCGTAGTGAAATGCTCTGACACATTCAGGTACGGCACCTACATCTTTACAGCCGCACCCATCGACGACGGCTTCTCTCGGTATCCAGAACAGGCCAAGGAGTTCATGTTTCTGCGCGGTCACAATGGACGCCTTATGATCCAACCCACTGACAGAGTCGTGTTTTCTGACCCCTCGTTCGTCGTCACCCCCGAGTGGCCGACGGATCTCAAAACCACCACCGAAATCTACAGCTGCGAATGAAACTTATCACCACCATCCTAAAATTCCTCGGATTCAAATCCCGTGCCGGCCGGCCTAGAATTTCTCAATCAAAACAGGATGCCATCAAATCCGCTCCCATCGACGTGACGGATGCCGATCTAGCACGCCTCTTTCGCCTCTCCTATACCACCATTCAAAGATACCGTTACGCCGATGGAAGACCGCGCAGAAAAATTCGCTCAGATCGCCAGGGAACTCCATGAGCGCATCGCCTGTGGTTGTTATCCAAACCCATGCTGGACCTGCCAGCAGGTGAAACGGAAATATGAAGCAATCGCCCGCGAAGACGCCCGCATCAACGCAGCGCCAGATAAACCTCAGCGGTAACCGCGTGGTGATCGTCGAGACCAAGGACGTATCCGACCGAGGTGAGAAGGATATCATCGGCACCTGCGTGTCGAACTCGCAAGATCCAGTGGCGCTCCTGGCGAACCTCAAGAGGATTCCTGGGGTGATATCAGCACAGTATCGGTAAAAGAAAACCCCCAGGACCTCACAATCCCAGGGGTAAAAACAACCAAAAACCACTACAAGCGGTAGTACCTTATTTCTTAGAGGCCACTACAGCAAGTGTTTTTATCACTCGGTCGGCCAGATCCTTCGTTGGCTTGAAGAATATCTTCGGCCTCGGTGGGATCTCGATCTCAATCGATGGCTTCAGTGGATTCCGGCCAATCATTGGCTTGGTCCAACGCACCTCGAACTTACCCACGCCGGGCAGTTCCAGCTCCCCTTTCAGGATTTCCTCCACGATGATCTCGGTCAGAGAACCGACAACCTTGTCGGCGTGCATGACCAGAAGCCCGCACTCATCGCTCAGGCGCTGCGCTATGTGCCGGCGCTTCATCAGTTAGCGGCCTCGGGAGGTGCCTCGGGAGGTGCCTCGGGCGTCTGCCGGTTCACCAGTTCCTCAATCGCTCGGCGAGCGACTGATCCAGCCATCAGCGCCGGAGTCGGACGCACCTGCGATCCATCGGCTTCGATGGGAGGCACGCAATCCATCGAGAGGGTAAACCCACCCTCGGCGTCTTCGATCACGATCGTGACCTTGCGGTGTACGATATCGCTCACGATACAACCCTCCCCTGTACGCGGACGGTGCGCTCACCGGCCCACGGTGTCGGCTTCTTCGACTCCTGTGCGATCTGTTCGATCAATGCAGGGTTCGTCACCTGCTGAATCTGAGGAGCCTTCACTCGTTGCTGCACCGTGGTGTTACCACCCGGGCTGTTCACGACGATGCCCTGCACGCGCACAGTTCTGCGCTTCTCGTTGATCGCTCCCATCTGGTCAACCCGGCGCTGCCGGTCCTCGGGGGTTAGTGTCTTCGCTTTGCCTCGGCCGCGTTTACCCAGCTGCGAGGCAGCAAGCTGGACCTCGGTGGGTTCGATAGGTGTTTCGTTTTCCATGTTAGTATACCGCGTTACTGGCGCGGATCGGTACCGCCTATTAGGAGGCACCCATCCGAGCCTGCATTATCTGGACCCGCACCCGCTTCCAGTACACCAGCGTCTGCCGGCGCTTCCATCCATTTGGCCCGCCGTGCCAGGTGCGAGCGCGATCCTGGTCGGTCGCCGGCCGCCCGAGCTTCGCCTTCGCGCAATAGTGCCCGGTGTAAATCTTGAATACCCCCATCGCGGCCCATCGGTTAGTCATCTCGGCCCATCGGTAGTGCGTGCCCGCGATCCGGTTCACGTCCTTCACGACGCAGGGGCGCACCTGCAAAGCGCCAAGTTCCCCGTGCCGGCCTCGGGCCAGGTCATCACCGCCGGATTCCACGGCGATCAGTGCGGCTAGCAATTCGGCTGTCATAAAATCGAGCGCGTTGGCCAGGCGCGCCCCTGGGGTGATACTCGCCTCACCGGGGCTAAATCAGAGGGCCTGAGTGTTTCTATAGGAATAGACCTCCCCCCGTCGCGGGCTCTCCCCGCGCACCATGCTCAGGCCCAGCCAGAACGCCCCGCTGTCACCGAGGCGCTCACGCTGAGTCAGAGGATCGTAAACCGTTTGGTGGGTCGGTCAATCTTCAATCTGCGCCTTTGCCTTCGCGATGGCGGCGCGCGCTTTCGATCGACAGTCCCACTCCTGCGGCACATCAACAGCATCGAGGCTTTCCAGTGCCATTTCCAACGCGGCCAATAAATCCGGAGCCGCGGCCATCAACGCAGCGTTCGCCAGGGCGTGGTGTACGTGCGGCGCAAACGGCATCACATTAACCTGAGCTAATACTAACGGCCCCTGGGGGTGGTCCTGGTCGCGGTCATCGAGGATCCTCAGGACATCCCACGTCGAGTTAAACCTGTCCGGCTGGTAATCAACGACCCAGCGTTTACACACAAACCACCTCCACAGTCACCGTCGGCACCTGGGTCACACCGCCGTCAATAAACCGGACATCTAACCATCCGGCACCTACAGCGATCACCATCCCGGTCATCCCGCTGCGCGTCGTGACGAAATCCCCCAGGGTGGGTGGGCGCTGAGCCTCGGCCGGCCAATCGGCGCGCGCGGACCCGACAGCGGCCAGCTCGGCGTGTCCCTCTTCTTCGAGCGCATCCTGGCGCATCCTGGTCATCCCTGCGGCCGTCATCGGGTAGGCTCGGGCCTTGGGCGCTTTCACCTGGCGACCGTCTCGGAGCCAGCAAACCTCGGGCAGACCTCGGCCGTCGTGGTCCGTCCATTCTCCGCCGACCAGAAACGCGCGGCCCGCGATCATCTGGCGACCGTTCAGGACCCAGACGGTTTTCTCATGTCGGATCATTCCCTCTTCATCGACCCAGAGTTCGCCACCGTCGAGGCGGACGCATTCTAACAGGTCGCATTTAACCCAGGCTTTCGCGCTGTTCCAGGTGTGAGCCTGGGCGGTTATCGTTCGTGTGGCCGGGTCGATTGCCCAGCCTTTGGCTTTGTTGTTCATAGTTGTGATTCCGGCTCAACTGGCCAGAGAGGACCCACCCCGCAGGGTGAGTCGCTCTCTACTCAGTTAAACCAGCGCCTAGCGATTCCTCGTCCCAGGTTCGACTTCGCGGCCGCTCGGATTTGGTCGGCGGTGTATCGGCCACCGTCCCGCCAGTAATTCCACAGGACAGACGCCAGCGCCCGACAGACGGCCGCGCGATACTCGGTCGGGAAGTATTGCCCGGCGCAGTAATCCAACCGCTTGCCGTCCCAGGTGAGTCGGCCGGACTTCAGGACGTCCACTAGGATCGAGTCAGGCAGGCAGGTCGAGAGCGTCACCACGCGAAGCAAGGCGCGCGCTTCTCGGCCGTCTCGCAGAATCCGGCGGTAATCACCGAGGAACGCCTCCCGGCTTCCGCCGTAGTTCCGGCCGTCGATTCCGGACCGCTGCGCTGTGAACCGCGCCAGGGCTTCGAGGATCTCGGTTCTCATCGGGAAACCTCCTGGCGAACCACCTCAACGCCGCAGTTAATCCGGTTCGCAGGATCGAGCGCCACCTGGTCGGCTAGGGCGGCCTCGGCTCCGGCTCGGGTCGCATAGGTCCCGAGGCGCATTCCGTGCCAGTAGTTCCGGAGTTCGTAGAGTTTAAATCCCAAGCGCTCCTGGGCGGTTTGGAGGATCTCGGCTGCGATGACCAAGTCCTGAATGTCGATCGGCTGCGTGCCGCTAATCGTCACCGGCTGCGTGCTGGCCTCCTGGGCTTCGACGGCGCGCAGTAGCGTGCGGTGTCGGCTGAGTTCAGCGCCGTTCTGGTCGCTGAGGATAAACCAATTCACAGCGGCCTCCCTTCCAGGGCCCGGGCGTGATAGGTGCGCTGCCAGGCTTCGAGGAATACCATTCCATCGATCAGGCGGCGGCGACTTGAAACGATAACGTGGGTGTATCCGGCGAGGTACGCGCACCGGATAGCGTCGGCGCGCGCTGGGTAACCTGAGCCTCGGGCGTCAAGGTATGGCAGAGACTCAGGGCTCCAATGGAAGCCGTCGGCCTCCTGGAATATTCTGGCGGTGTGAGTGTATTTCATAATTGGATCTGACTGATCCGCAGGCGCTCCGTCTGTCACACAGAACGCCGCCGGGTCATTCAACACCTCGGAGGCACGCCAGCCCGCAGACCAGGACAGGTGACCAATGCACCTGGGTACGGATTCCGTCGGCCTCGGTGCCGTACTGGAAGCGAGCGCGTCGAGCGCAGCCGGCGCATTCGACCTCCACGCGAACGACACGCCGAACCGTTTCGCACCTGGCGAATGGATCACGTGAGATAGTCACGGTCTTCACCGGTCCACCTCGTCGCATCGAATGGCCACTTCCCGGCCGGTGGCTGTCATAATCCACAGGCGGGGCGCTCTGGTCAGCGCTGCTACGATTTCAGAGCCTGACAGGCTGCGGGGGAGATCGGCACCGAGGCGGTAAACCACGTCCAGGGCGGTTGCCGCGCGGCTGCCGTGGTAGGTGGTGGGTCCGTGTGAGTCTAGGATTACGTATAGGAGTTTCATGTTAGTGGTTGGGGTTGATTTCAAGTAAACCCTGGGCGATGACCAGGGCGAGAAGAGCCAGGGCGAAGAGCGCCTGGCAAACACGTCGGCGGGTGGCGGGTTTCATACTTTGGCCAGTTTGGTTCCCAGGGCCCGAGCGATGACAGCGTGAGCGTTCGCCAGGTCTTCATCGTCTGCCATGGGATGCGTCAAACGCTCAAGCGCTTTCAACATATCCGGCGCCGAGGCGATCAAGCGGCCGTTGGCTTCGGTCTCGCGGTCGGTGGCGGATTTCATTACCTCGCAGATAAGCCCGCCTGGCGCGCTGACGTAGCCGTCAAAGTCAAATGTCCAGGGGCCGAAGGTTGAGTGATTCATCGTGTTTTTTTTTTGATTTAACTGAGACTGAGTCGCCAAGGTGGCATAAACCGCTTTCCGTGTCAAGCACTGCCACGCAGATTTTCCAGAATCCCCAATGTTTACGGGCTTGAAATCGTGGTGGGTTTTTGTATGTCTATGTCATGCCGAGACTCGAAAGCACAGCACCGAACGCCAGCCCGCGAAGCATGCAAAGGAGGGAGGCGAGGAATGAAACGATCCTGTCTGCCGCGCGGCTGACTTTGCCCGGTCGCATGGTCCTGAGTTGCAAGCGTGAGTTGGACACGGTCCACGCCGAGGCTGTCGCACCTGGTCTCGATCCAGCTCACCGCGCGTCGTTGGTCGGCGCCAGCGTCAAACTCAGGGACCAGCTGATGGACCTCCTGGCGATGCCGAAGCGGCCGGCCTCCGCACCTGGGGGAAAACGGCAAGCGCTCCTGGTTGACGTGTCCCCCGGCGCTGACCTCCCAGACCAGGACGCATAGTCTGATAATATGCATTATCGTACCTTGCCATACAAGGTACCAACTCCCCCTGGCGCTCACCTCGGACTGATGGCCACCGGCCACCGGCTGCGCACCTGGCGTGATGACGCAGCGCCGACCGGGTGGGTGTGGCCCGGTGTGGGTGACAATAAAGGATACCTTAAAGGCTGGACCGTCCCCACGGGGTGGGTGGGGTGGGAACCACTCCCCGCCACCGATCAACCACGGGACCCCCTCTCCAATACCTAGGCCATTTTCCGAACCCACATAAACCGCTTTACCAGGGGAGGGGGGTAGGGGGGTCCAGTAGGGGTATAGCCCGACCCTCACCCTGCGTTTTCGACCCCTGTTCATTGGCCTTTCTTAATATTCCGTTCTTTGTAGTGAGGGGTAGAGGGGTATAACTGATATTGATGGTTGAAGAATTCTCCAGTGGCGCCGCAGACCGTCCGCCAGCCTCCAGAAGCCGCCGCCCGCCGCCGCCAGGAATTTGGAGCATACCCTCACACCCCCCTACCATTTTCATGTCGAACTCATTCGAAGCCCTGTTTACAGGGGTCAAACGGAGTAGGAGGGTCCAGCAAACCCTCACTGCACCCCTAACACACCCTCACCCTATTCTTCAGTTTTTACACCCACGCCGTGGCATCTGACCCAGCTGGAGGAGAAATTGCCCAGCGGACCTTCCCGTTGGATTTTGTCTTCGAGATGCGCTCAGGATCCTGTTCGTGCAGTCGAGCGAGGTAGACGCCGCACGCGGTGTTGAACCGGAAAAGCCGGTCAGCCTCCCGGGCGTACTTAGAATCGCGTAGGGCGGTTTCGAGATCGGCAGCTGTACCTCGCCAGATGAGGAACTCCTTCTCGAAGATCACGGTGTCGATGAGACCGACGAGCTGGTGCTCGGGTGAGAGCTGCATGAGTTCTTCGAGGATGGCCGGGTGCTGGTAGGCTTTCAGGCCGCAGCGGGGTTCGACGAGGTGCTCAGGCACGACGAGGCCGTCGAGGTAGTGGGCGAAGGGTTGGAGTTCGGTTTGGAGGATGTCCTTAAGGACGGTGATTTCGTCGCCGGGCCAGGGGAGGGTATGGCGGACGCAGCGGAGGATGATGAGTTTGTCGAGCAGAGACGGGTCGAGCGGGGGGAGGACTTGGAGGTTTTCGGGCTCGTCGTTCAGGGAGATGGACATGGCCCAGATGGGGCGGAGGGTTATGGCTTGGCGGTTCTTAGGGTGGCAGGACTGATTCTGGGCGAAGAGCATGGATTTGATGTTGGAACCCAGAGCGCGGCGGGAGTGGATGTCGCGGCCGGGCGCCTCGTCTTCGATTGCCAGGTGCTCGGACGCGAAGAGATCGCCGTTGAAATCGGTCGCGCCGGACATATAACGGTAGGGTTTGGCGATGCGGCCGCCGAGGAGTGGCGTGATTACGGCAGACTGGAGGAAGGACTTACCGCAGGCGGCGGGTCCGACGAGGGCGAGGGCCTGACTGGATCGCCAGGTGCCTGTCAGGACGGCCTGCCGGCGGAGCGCGAGCCAGAAGATGATGCGCCAGTATTGGTCGTCGTTCTGGTCCAGGAGGTTATGGATGTAGGTCAGGATGCGGGCGCAGTCGCCGGGGGCGCCCGGGAGTGGGACGACAGAGCGGGTGACGAGGATCGTTCCGTAGAGGCCAGCGCGGTGGCCGGCGAGCGGGCCGGCGTATTCGATGAGGGTATCGCGGGTGCGCCGGAGGAGCTGGCGATCGACCTCGGAGGTGCCGGTTTCGTCCTTAACGTGGGACACACCGGATTCGAGGAGGAACGTGCGGGCGCGGTCGCCGTTGATCTGGGCGTAATCGCCCCAGGCGTTACGGGTCCACCACTGGCCGGAGTTCGGATCGTAGTGCAGATCGTCGAGCGGGTTCGGTGAGGCCGGTACGGGTTCAGCCTGAACGGGTCGCGGCGGATCGCCAGCTGCGTCGAGGAGGCCCTGGATGGATACGTCAGCGGGTATGGGGTCAGCGAGGTCCCAGCCCTCGGGGAGCGTGGCAGGGAGTGAGACCAGGCGGGAGGACGGGAGGCGGGCCTTCAGGTAGATCATGGCGTCGCGACCGGGTTTATCGGCGTCGGGCCAGAGGATTATGGGGGTATCGCGGGTCAGGAGAGGGTCGATAGCGGCCCGCTGGATGCGCTTGGAGCCGCCCTGCCAGGTGATAACGACGTGGGACGGGAAGAGTTTCGAGGCTGCGATGGCGGTTTTCTCACCCTCGACGATGAGAACCGGGTCGGTTGGGCGCCGTGCGAGGAGGTGGAGGTTGAATAGGGGGACGGATTCGGGACTGGTCCAGCCCTTCCAGCGCCAGTGGCGTGGGTTCAGGGGGTCCGGCGGCTGGTTTTCAGGGGGTAGGAACCGGAGGGGCCGGACGTCCTTGGAGCCGTCAGGGAGGTCGAATCGGACGACGTAGGCGTAGATAGCGCCGTCGGCGTCGGGATATGGCCAGGCAGCGGAGCCGTATCGGTATGGCTGCGAGGCGTCGTTGCGGTGGCCGTGTTTTAGGGGATCGAAGCGGCGAGGCTCAGGTTGGTAATCGTCGCGGATACCGAGGAATTCGCGGGCCCACTGGGCGGCCCGGCCCGTCGGGTAGACGTGGTGCTGGCCGATGAGTTCGAGGAGATCGCCGCCCTGACCAGCGGCGTGGTCGTACCAGAGGCCCTGCTTGGTGCCGGTGAGTTCGACGTAGAGAGAGTCGCCTGCGTCGCCGAAGACGTTGCCGACGATCCACTGAGGTCCGACCTGACGGCCGGCGGGTAGGAGTTGAGAGCAGAGTTCTGCGACTCGGACGGAGAGGGCGTCCGAGAGTTCTGTGAGGGTCATGCTTGTAGTGAGTGAGTGAGGTTAAGGAGTGGTTGTCATAAAGGCTGGCGTGTGATCGCCGACGTAGGCACCGAGTTGGTTGAACTCGTGGAACTCGACGGCTTCCTCGTAGGTCATGCCGTAGGATTCCAGTTGAGCGATGACTTTGTCGTAGTCGTAGATCACGAATGCTTCCGATCCGAATCGGCTGGCGACGCCGAGGATGCAGTCGTCGAAGCCGTCCATCAGCAGGAGGTCAGGGTTTATGTCTGCGATTTGATCACGTGTCATAAGGGAAGGTCGCGGAAAAAGAGGGGACACTTTGGACGAAAAGAGGGGACACTTTGGTACTGCACGGAAATGGTGGGATTAAGTTGCAGTCCAAAAAGAGGGGACACTTTCAGGGTTCGCTGTCGCTGTTCAGGTCGTATTCCGTCGCCTCCAGGAGCGCGATGCGGAGCTGGCTCTCGGTCGCCTGCGCGGTGCCGCAGAGCATTCCGAGGCGTTCGTAGAATCGGTACTTACCTTCCGGCGAGAGGTGCTCGGGTGCCGCCTGACCGTGTAGGGCCTGCGTGATAGCAGCTGCGCGGATTGTAGGGTCGCTCATAGGTTGTCGGTGTCTGAAACGGATCGCGCCACGATGGCGTGCCCGCCGGCTGTGGTGATTTGGTGGGCCCAGTTGTGTTGGTCGGGGCGGACCCGGCCGGTTTTGGTTTTTACTTCGATGGATAGGAATTGAGCGATTGGCTTGCCGACCATTTCAGGTGTCACGGTGAGCGTGCGCCAGCCGATGAGGTCACCGGACCCAGGAAACAGGCCCATGCGAACGTGACGGGCGTCGCGCAGGAAGACGCCTTCGGGATCGCGGAGTGCCTGGCCGACGTAGCCCTCGCCGACCTGATTACGGAAGACGCGGACGTGCGGTTTAGATCCAGCGGCGCGGAGGATCAGGGCTTGGAGTTCGGATTCGGTCATAGAGATTTGCGTTGACGTGCTTGCCAGCGGAAGAAGGCCCAGCCTAGCTTATATCCCCGCTGCTTGGCGAGTGCTCGGAAGTCGTCGAGCGTTTTGCATTTGCCTTCTTCACGGCGTTCTTCGCGTTTCTTGGAGATGTCTTCGATTGACAGGCGTTGAAGCTCACCATCGACCTCTTCGATTTCGCGAGCGGCTATCTCACGCTGCGATCCGCACTGAGGGCAAACGGTTCCTGCAAAAATCGCGAAGCACTTGGAGCACTGCTTGGTTTCGACGAGGGAGGATTTCTTCAATCGCTTCTCGCGCCCGCTAAGGTCCCAGTCGCGCTCCTGCTCAGCGAGTCCATGGCGGAGACAGTTTCCGACGTGGTCGAGGATGATCGCGTTAGCCTTGCCCGGGTACGGCCGCAGAGCCCGGCCCACCTGCTGAAGGTGCATAGATAGAGACTGAGTCGGCCGAAGCAGGATGGCCGCGTTCACGGCAGGCAGATCGAAACCCTCGGAAATGAGTTCGCAGGAGGTAAGGACCAGGATTTTCCCAGCAGTCAGATCCTCAACGCGCTGCTTTCGGACTTCGGGATCTAGGGTTCCGTCGATGCTAGCAGATGGGATTCCGCAAGAGTTGAACGTATCGGCGACGTGCTGAGCGTGAGCGACCGATATACAGAACGCGACGGCCCGCTGTCGGTTACAGAATCTTACGTAATGAGTCACGGTATCGCCCGTAATCCGTGGCGTATCGACGATCTCCTCGGTCTCGGAGCGATCAAAGTCGCCGGCAATCGTGTGGACCCGAGACAGATCGACTGCCTCACGAGGTGCGTAGTACACAGGCTGCGCTAGGAATCCGTTGTCGATAAGCCACTGGACCGACGGACCCATGACCATACGGTCGAACATGACCCCGAGGCCCTTGCCATCGAGGCGCTCTGGCGTCGCCGTCACGCCGATAAACTTGGCGGTCGGCCACGCCGCAAACATCTGGACGTAGGACTTGGAGACCGAGTGGTGCGCTTCGTCGATGATAACGAGGTCTGGAGCGGGTATAGTATCCAGGCGCCGCGCTAAGGTCTGGATCGAAGCGACCATAGCAGGCTGAGTGGACGCGGATTTACCTGCCTGAATGAAGCCATGCGGAACGCCAACGCGCTTCAGAGTGGCGCTGATTTGATCGAGGATTTCGCGGCGATGTGCCACGATGATCACGCGAGACCCCCGCTTGAGGACCTGGGACGTGATGTAGGAAAAGAGGACCGTCTTGCCGGAGCCGGTCGGGCTCACCGCAAGCGGGCGGTTTGCTCCAGATCCGAACGCCCCTCTGATATCGTTTGCAAGCTGGTTTTGGTAAGGCCGGAGTTCCATCGTGAGCCGTAGGCTGCGTTCTGAGGCTTGACGTGTCAAGCATAAGCTGCACACTGCCGGCATGAAAAACACGGTTCGAGTGAGCTACAGGTTGCCGATCGAAGTGGCGAAGATGCTTGAGGATGAAGCGGTGCGTGCCCGGCGCACGAAGACTGCGGTGCTGATTATTGCAATCGAGGACCACGTTCTGCGGTGTGATGATGAACGGTCGGATTGGGTCGAAAAACCCGTTGACACTAAGAAGAAGCGGTAGAACGATACCTGCACGACGCATAGCTTGGTTTCGTCAACCAGGCGCGAACTGGGCGCGTAATTCCAGTTGGCAAAGAGTGCTGAAGAGTACTCGCCGGTTCCACGGCTCGGGCTCGCCACCGAGGTTGGATTGATGGTCTTAGGACCTGCAATCTGCCTCGTTGTCTCGGAGGGGTAGATCAAGTAAACCCCGGGCAGGAGAGCCAATATGGCCAGTGGAAATGTAATCAGCTGTAAGCAGTTTCAGTCTTTTCTTGTCTCGCAGGAACCTGTGTATGACAAGGAGATCCTCAAGGACATCCGCCCGTTTGACGGGTTGATCGGATACTACAACACCGGATCGTTTGACGCGTATTCCGGCACCACTCACACGTTTGACCGCTTCAACAGCGTGTTCCCGAATGTGACTGGCGCCTGGGAGAATCCTACGGGCGCCGCCTGTACTGGAACGCCTTGCGACACGGAAGAGAACAAGATCGGTTGGGGCTTCACCCGCAACACCTACTCGCTTGAAAAGCAGGCGTGGGGTTCGGACCTGTTGTGCTTCGACCAGATTATGACGAAGACGAAGGCCAAGGAGCACTTCCGTCAGATCATCGACGACGTTCTTCGCCCTGCGACGAACTGGATCACCACCTACTACCTCCAGCGTAAAGCGATGGAGCTGTCTGGTTATGACGCTATCTCGAACACTCAACCTGGCGCTTTTGCTTGTGCGGCTGGCCTGCCGGCGATCGCTTTCTCTTGGGTTGGCACTGGTTACTCGGTGCTGCGTGTAACCGACACCGCCGGCGCTCCCATTGCTTTTGCTACGCTCGGTCAGTTGACTCCGGACATCCTCCGCAGTCGCGTGACCCGTCAATACTTCCTGGGCGCCGTTCAGGCCGGTAAAGATGGTTACGACAGCCTCCAGCTGCACACCGACAAGGAAACCTTCCGTTACCTGTCCAAGGAGAATCCGCTGCTCATTAGCGCCTGGCGTTTCGGTGAGTTCGCTCCCGCCGCCAAGGAGTTCTACAAGTACGGCTTCATGGGATACGTCGGCGACTTTATGGTGAAGGTGCTGCAATTCCCGCTGCGATTCAGCTCGATTCCGGCTACTCCTGGTAATTACCGATTGGTTCTTCCCTACAGGAACGTCGTAGCTACCCAGGGTATCCGGTCCGAGTTCAACCCGGACTACAACGCCGCTCAGTACCAGATCAGCTACATCAACAACCCGCGTGCGTTGCGCGTGTTGCCGTTCCGCCCCGAGGCCGTGAACCCGAATATGCCGTTCCTGGTTCGGGATTACGGTGGTCGCTGGAAGTTTGCGACTAACGACTTGGGCGCAGATTGCTCCGGTAAACCGATCGACAACAGCCGTGGGAACAAGGGTAAGTTCATCGCCGACTTCCAGTTGGCCGTGAAACCTGAGCATCCGGAATGGCTTGAGGCGATCTTCCATCGACTTTGCGTTCCTCAGGCTTTGATTATTGCTGGCTGCACCGCCGATCCAGGCGATCTCGCTCAGAACTACAACTCTGCGGATCCTGTCTGCCCGCGAGTGATTCAGTTCTTAGCATCCACTACCGTTGGCGGCACAAACTTCGTGTTGAACGCAAATACGAGCATCATGTGCAGCGACAATTACATCACCAGTGTTGCTATCAACGCTGCAAATGTAGCGGCCTTGGTGGTTGCAATTCAGGCGGCTTGGACTGCCGAGTTTGGCGCTGGCTCTGGAACCTGGAGCGTTGTCTCTGGCAACTTGATCCAAATTAGCGGAACTACCTGCGATAGCGTCACGTTGGAGTTCTCGATTTAATCGGGTCGATAACAACGGGGCTCTCCTTCGGGGGAGCCCCCTTTTGAGGTGCTGGTAGCCGCCCGGAGCGTCCGGGATGCTAGCAGCCTCTCACCAAGACCTCTCACCAAGATTTCAAAGAAAAGGATTTTACGATGTACGGACAAATGATGGGTAAACGAAAGATGGACGGCATGGGCCGTATGGAACCCGAAGTCGAGACCGTCGAGTTCACTCCGCCCAAGGAGCTGAGACTCGAAGGCGACTCCGGAACCGCAATGGTTGACTGGCGCACCACGGCGCGTGGCACCATTGAGATCATTGGATTCGACGGCATCACACTTGGTGAGTCCGGCCGGCAGGACGTAGAAGAGATGGAAGGCGCCGAGATGGAGATGGATGACATGGAGGAGGAAGCCTGATATGCCTGTTTTAACCCCCCAAGAACTCGCCGATACGGGCGGTTGTTTCAACTGCATGGAGACTGTATTGCAGCAGACGATACTGCTGTCGTTGCTCCAGCAGATTCAGGTCGCTTCAACCGACGCTGCCCGCATTACAACGAGCCCAGGTGGACTGCTGACTGCAACCGCAACCGCTGCGGCCAACCCTAATCGCCGTAGGTTTGTAATCCAGAATCAGAAGACTACTGAGCATCTCCATTTAAAGTTTGGAACCGGATGCACCGTTTCTGATTACCACTACGTTCTTCTGAGCGCCGCAACCGCTGGCGCCCACGCATCATCACTGACTTTTGAAGGCTACACTGGAGCAATTAGCGTCGCTACTGCCACCGGAAGCCCGTCCTACACCTTTGCTGAATTTATCTGACCTATGGCCACTCCTTCGATTCAAACCCTCATTACGCAAGCTCAACAGGTTTTAAACCTGCAGTCTTCTAATGAGATCCGCGCCACGCTTGCCGCCGTCCTAGCTAACGCAAACGTCGGCACACCGCTCAATCCGAACCTGACCACGCAACAGCTGTGGGACGAGTTCGACGAGATTGTTCGCCAGTCAACTGACGACATCATGTCGATCGTCGTCGATCAGATGATGCGGATGGTGTTCTCCCCGCCGGCTCCCGGTGGTGCTGGTGCGGATAAGCAGGTGATTTTCAATGATGGTGGGGTTTTGGCGGGGGATGCGGGGTTGACGTACAATAAGGCTACGGATGCTCTCACCATCACCGGCGATCTGACGGTGGACACCTCGACGCTGAAGGTTGATTCGACGAATGATCGGGTGGGTATTGGAACCGCTTCACCGGCTCAGATTCTTCATCTCGCAAAGTCGAGCACATCGACGGCCCTCACTGCTCCGCCCCCGGGTGGAGCCAACTTGCGAATTCAGAACACAAGCAGCACCAACAACAACTTTAGTTCTATTGAGTTCTACAATGCCGCTGGATTGTTTGGTGCGTCAGTCAACTGTCAGTCGACCAATCAAGCGACTCCGTCAAACGATTTGGTATTTGTCACGCGCTTGGCAGGTCTTGCATCAGAGCAGATGCGAGTAGACTCCACCGGAAACGTCAACATATCCACCGGCAACGTAGTAATGGCTACGTCCGGCAAAGGCATCGACTTCTCAGCGACTGCGAGCGGCAGCGGAACGATGACCTCCGAGCTGCTGAATGATTACGAGGAGGGGACGTTTACGCCGACGATTGTTGGAACTACTACTGCCGGTGTTGGAGTGTATTCTAGTCAGAATGCAAAATACACCAAAGTGGGAAATCTGGTAACTTGCTATCTTTACTTAGCATGGACTGCTCATACAGGCACCGGAGACATGAGAATTGGCGGACTTCCTTTTGCAACGGCAAGTGCTGGAGGAGTTTATTACGCTGCATCAATAGGATTTGCAACCAACATAGCACTTACTGCTGGATATGTTATGACTGCTTACGCATTAGACAATTCTTCAACTTTAATAACTTTGCAACAATATCCAACTGGAGGTGGAGCTTCACTTTCAGTTCCAATTGATGTGTCCGCAGGCATTATTGTTTCAATTTCATACGCCACTTAATCTATGCTAACAGAACGCTCTATTTTCTCGCTTTGCGAGGTTCTTCCCAACACGACGCTTCAGGTCCGCTTGTCGGATCAGATCGTCGATGGCGAGGTTGTTAAAGCCTCTACATTCCGCCGCTACTGTCTCGCTCCCGGCTCTGACCTTACGGGTCAGCCTGAGCAGGTTGTTGCGATTGCCAACGCTGTCTGGACTCCTGCTGCGATTACCGCTTACAACGCTAACCTCAAACCCACCATCCAATGATCGTACCAGTTGATATTGTCTCGGTTCAGTGCAATCAGAACAACTCGTTGTTCGTGACGACTGGCGTTGATTACGACAGCGATGGCGCGATTGTCGGCAGTGAGATTACCGCTCAGTACACGCTCAACCCCGGTGACTCGCTGGAAGGACAGCCGACTGAGGTTGTAAATATCGCCAACGCGCTGTGGACTCCGGCGGTTGTGGAGGCTTACAAAGCGGCGAATCCGGTGGTTGAAGCTGTCCAGCCTACCGAGTAATGGAACCAACGAACAGCAGCACTAGCCCCGGCCTAAGCCTAGCCGCAGCAGCAGGGGCTACTGCTGTTTCGTTTATCCCAGCCCTCACCGACTGGGTAAGGCTTATCACCGCGTTAATTGGCTTACTCTGTGCCATCTACGGTGCATATCGATTATTCCGCTCCAAATGAAAAACACGAAAACAACTCTCGCCGGTATCGGTGCCATCCTGATTGCAATTGGAGGAGCCTTGAAGGCTACCTTTGATGGTGATCCTACGACCAATCTGGACATCGCTGCGACTATCGCCGCGGTGACCGCTGGCATTGGTCTTATAATGGCCAAGGACGCCGAGAAGACTCCTGTCGTTCCTCCGGTTTGAACTGGATCTATCAACTTGTGAAGGCTCTCCTGGATTTCCTCCGGGAGACGCCTGCACCAAAAGTAGAAGATGGAAATGCGCCAAAGCCTCTCAAGAACGATTTGGCTGCTCGTGTTGCCAATCTGCCTGGGCTGCCAGCAGACGAAAGTGATCCTCGTTCCTAGCGGTGATCCCGTGATGCTAGCAGAGCCGGTGAAAGCCCGCGTCTACGCGTTCGATAAGGACGGCAAGCTCTCCGGTCCGAGTCGGGTTACACTTCCAGCTGGGTGGTACGTACTGCCGAAAGCCAAATGATTACCTACCGAGGCCAGAAATTTGCCGGGTACAACAAGCCGAAGTCTACGCCAGGCGCCTCAAAGAAGTCTGCTGTGTTGGCTAAGGAGGGCGGGCAAGTGAAGCTCGTGCGTTTCGGTGATCCGAACATGAGCATTAAGAAGCACATTCCGAAGAACCGTAAAAGTTTTCGTGCCCGGCATGGTTGTGACACACCGGGCACGAAGTTATCTGCGAAGTTTTGGAGCTGCTTAAGGTGGTAGCTCAGTACGCCGACGGCAACTCGTCGATCGCGTCTTCAGCACTCTTAGGAGCCATGCGCGTCGCAGTCGAAGTCCCCTCACCCTGACCGGGTTCAGAGGATCGGACCTTTCCAACCTTCTTCTCCAACTCCGCCACCTTCTGCTGGAGACGGATTACTCGTAGGCGCTCACGGCCGTAGGCCCGAGCACGTAGGGCAACCTGGGCCTGGGCCTTCGTAATGAGGTCAACCTTGTCCTCGTAGCCCATGTCAGCATCGACGCCCTCGCCTTTCAGCGCGATTCGGATCAGCCGATCGCTCTCGTCCAGGAGCTTGTTGCCATCATCGTCACCGTCTTCCCTGCCGAACAGCTGCGGGTGACTCTTTTCGTAATCCGAGAACTGCGATTCAAACAGCTCACGTGAGCGAGACTGACGCCCCTCTACCTGCTTCGATCGCTCAACCTCACGCTGCGCTCCCTTCTCCTTCCATTCAGCGATAGACTTGTCGCGAGCCTGAGTGAGTTCGAGTAACCGACGGCGGTGGGCCATGATCTCGGGCGCAGCTGGCCCAAACGTCTCCTGAGCAATAATCGCGGCCTTGGCGACCGGCACATTTAGGATCGCCATGATATCATGGTGACTAGCGTCGCGCTCAGTGCCATCGGCATCAGTGACGCGGATTCCGTCAATATCGCCTAGGGCGGTCTGCCAGGCTTCGCGCAGAGGGGTCTCGTACTTCTGCTTGTACTCACCGGAACGCGTGTAGTTCAGATACCGCACCTCGGTGTCCAGCTCCTCGGCGTTCTTCCGGATGGAATCCATCTCGGCCTTCAGCGACTTGGTAGCCTCTTCGACTTCCTTCCGAGTGCCTTCAGACCTAGCACGCTCAAGCTCAGAGACCTTGGCCGCGAAATCATCGCGCTCTTTCTTGGTCAAGTCGTACTGCTCGCGGAACTGCTTGATGGACGTGGGCTCAGGCTTGGCGGGCTCAGCCTTAGCGGTCGGTGCCGGTTCATCCTTCTTTGGGGTGAACTTATCGAGGTTGAAGAAATCCTCGTTCTTAGGCTTAGCAAGGTCAGCGGGGGCAGCCGCCTGAACCTCTGGAGCGGATACCGCAGGCGCAGGTGCTACCTCTTGAGGAGTCTGCTGGGACGGTGATCCCATCGGGTTGTCCAGCCCGCTGCCTTCGATGGCGTCGATTCCCGCAAAGGCGTCAGTGTAATCCGCCCCGCGATCAGTTGGGGCATCAGGTGATAATAGGATTCTCATTCGAGGTTTTGAGTGGTGGTCGGTTTTTCTTTCCGCATCTCTGCAAGCCCGTTGAGTTCATCAATCAATGCCTTTGCGCCCTGTCTGCGACAGTTTGCATTCCATCCGTGTTGAGGATTCTCTGAGGCTGGCAGGTTCCAGCAGAAATTATTGAACGCAACGAGTAGGGCAGCTTGTAAGTCCTGATTATCCAGGAGGCGCTTAAGCTCGTTGAGGCGCTGTTGGTTTTTTTGAAACTCTTGTTTTGGGGTCATTGGTTAAGAATATTGGCCTGAGTCTTGAGATCCATGGCAGCAATGTCTGCGCGAGTCAGAGCGCCTTTACGCTGAGCCTCAGCGATCGTGCTAGCATTCTTGCGCTGCTGATCTTGATCGAACGCGACCTGCTTCTGAATCCGTTTCTGTTCGGAGTTTGCCGCAGCGATCTGCGACTTGGACTGCGCGGTGATGAGCATCGCCTGGATCTTCGCAGCGGTCTCGGGGTCCATTCCGTTGCCAGCTGCGCCGGCTTCGGCCTGAGCTTGAGCCTGCTCTTGAAGGCGCTGCACGTAGCCTTTGATGTAGTTTGAAGCCTGACTGATGCCGTCGTTGTAGAGCTTGATGTTCTGCTCCTGGCCCGGGTCCTGAGAGATCAACTGAATCTGCTCCTGGATATGCTGGATTACGTTGGCCAATCCCAGCACGCGATCCATCGTGGTCATGCCGCCACCTTCCTTTTCAATACGACCAATGGCGCCACCAAGCATCTGAAGCAGCGTCTGGATGTACTCGGGGCGATTGAGTGCGCTTGCGATAACGACAGGTTGACCGTCGATAAGCGTGCCCCACGCCAGAGTAGCGCGTTCGACAGCCGGGGAGACCGGCTTGTTGTCGATCGGAGCCAAGCGATTCGCCAGGAGGGGATCATCAGTGTTGGCCTCGACATACATGTGCACGACCTCGGCCTGAGAATCCGGAGCTAGCAGCGGTCGGATAGCCATTAGGCGGTCAGCCTGAGCGATCTCCAGCATCTTGTTGCCGGAACCCATGACGCGCTCGGGCATGATGTCCCATGCGTCGAGGTTGTTCCAGACGGAGGGATCAACACCGTCAGCCTCGCACTTGCGGCGGAACTGTTTGCAGTCGGGGTGGTCGATCGTGCAGAACCGGCGAGCGATCTCGCGGTACTGGAAATTCTGCTGCGTGTAGGCGCGTGTAAGCATTGAGCCCATCAACGCGTTGGCGTTGTTCACGCGAGCCATAACCTCGGTAGCGGTCAGCTCCTTCGATGATCCGTCATTAACGTCCTGCGTGTAGGCAGCACTCGACTCAGACATGATCTGTCGGTGCATCGCCATAGCGCCAGACAGCATCGGGTAATCGACAACGTGACGCTCAGACTGCGGAACCCAGGAGAGACCCTCGGGAATTACGCCCATGTTCACCAGGTCGATCTTCTCCATCCGTTCCATGTCACCATCAGCGACATTGCGGAAGAGCCAAAGCATCTGCTCAAAGACCGAGTCGGTGAACTTACAGCGCAGGCGATTCTGGAGGTGGCACACCGCATAAAGCAGGTAGCCCAGTGATCGCACTGAGTGCCATCGGAACGGAGGCACAACAGCGCCGTCAGCAAACTGAATGTGCATCAACTCGAAGATATCCCGGCCGTAGCAGCGGTCGCCGGCATCGAAGAGCCACTGACCAGCGGTCTGCATATTACCGATCCCGCTGTTGTACTGGTCAACGATGATGCGGCGGCGCCAGGAAGGATCGTCGCTGGTCGTGTCTAGGAAGTAGAAATCGTAGCACCGCAGCACTGGAGTCGCATCGGAACCCCAGTAACCAGAGTTCTCCTTGAAGTCTTCCTCAATCTTTTCAGGGAAGTATTGGCCGGACCAGTCGTTCACCTGGAGACTCGTAGCCTCGCGCTGAATCATCGCAGCCAGCAGCTCGTTCACCAGCTTCAGGTTCCAACCGGGATCGACGTTCTCACCGCGAGTCATGCGGATTAGGTCCGCAGCTGTGAAGGAGGTGTAGATCGCGAAGTGCGACATATTCTCCATCGTGGTCAGCGTGTTCGTGGGAACCAGAATGTCTTCAGTTCCACGGGCCGAAGGGCACCATTCACGATCACGCAGCCACGTCACCGGCCCAATGCCGTGAAGAACCGTCGCAGCAAACTGAGATTCCAGGACCGTGGAATACTTCGGAGACCGCTTCATCACGCGGTTCAACTGCTTCGTGATGATGTTGCCCCACTCAGTGCGCTTATCCCGAGGGCCGGTATCGAGGCCCACAGAAAAGTAATTCTGAGGCTTCAGGAACGCGTTCGTAAACTGCTGGCGTGCCGCATGAATGATGCGCGTACCTTCCAGAAAGTTGACGTTTGTCTGGATCTTATTGTCGCGAGCCTCCTCTTCGCTGTATGGAGGATTACCGTTAAAGGTAGCGTTAATGCGAGCGCGATTGCGAGAACGAGGCTGTTCAGCCTCTAGCATTGCGCTAACAACATTCCAGACTCTACTTGGTTCTTTGAAACTCATATTGATCTCAGATTGCTTTCCGTTCCTGCGAAATCCAGCATTTATCAGGCATTTCACGATCGCCTAGGTAACTCAATGGCACCCAGACCTTGAGCTTCAGGTAGCAGCCGCAGACTTCGCAGGTGCCAGCATTAGACTCACCTTGAAGGATCATAGCCATGTCGTGGCGCAGTTGCTCCTGCTCAATGATAACCTCAGCGACAGTCTTCTCGATCGCATCTGGCTTGGTGGGTTTGTTGTGCAGGCAGTGCAGACACGTATCAAGACGATGCTGCGCTACTGAGCGATCAACGGGAATACCGCCATCGCCCAGCCATTCCGCAAGAATCCTCACCCCTTGCGCCGTGTTTTTAACCCTTTCCACCGCACGAGCGACAGCCTGATACCCTTGGTTGAGCATTGGTTTGAGTGGATTGAGTTGTTGTTTGCTGGGGAAAACGAGCTTTTGTGTAGGCTTCCAGATCACTCACCGCTTGTTCAAATGACGATGGAAGGTGGTTGGCAATCCTGTGCTGTTGGATCAATCGCGCCATCGAATGAAAATCGTAATTCATCGGGTTTGGCGCGGTCCACTTGGTTGCGGGTTCGTAGAACTGCCATCCACCGTTTGGAAACGTGTTGTAATTCATGCTGCCTGATTTTTAAAACGGCAGATCATCGGCGTCGAGATCAGGCTTCGGGGCGGTGGGCGCGGTATTCTGACGCGGCGCGGGCGCGGCACCTTCATCACGTCCCTTAAGGAACTGGAAGGTTTCGATCATAATCCGCGTGGTAGACCGCTTGTCTCCGGTCTTCTTGTCGTCCCACTCTTCCCGGGTCAGGCGTCCCTCAACCATCAGCGGGTGACCCTTCTTGACGTATTGAGCGATCGTCTCGGCCTGCTTCCCGAACGCCTTGCACTCAGCGAAGTAAACGTCTTCCTTCTCCTCACCAGCCTCGGTCTTCCAGCGGCGATTCACCGCCATACTGAGATTACAAACAGCAGTCCCTTTCGGAAGGTACTTGAGTTCTACGTCTCGGGTGAGGTTGCCGATTAGGATGACTTTGTTGAATGATGCCATAAGGTTAGGAATAGGTTAGCGAATGTTCAGTCTCCATCGTGCGACGTTTATCTGACAGACGTGTCAGCCACTTTGGTGTCTGTCGCTTGACAATACCAACCCCTTGGCCGCCGGCAATCTCAAATCCCGTTCTTCGAGCCATTTCGAGTGCGACCACGAAAGAGTCCCATAAATCAGGGGATCTTCCCATGCGTTCCTTGGTTTTGTGCTTCGGCTCCACGTCGATCAAACCAGTGCGGGAGATTCCCCATTCACGCATCGATCCCTCCTCAGCGACCTCCCGAGGGAGTTTCCGCAGCTGCTTGGATTCAATCAGCAGGCGAGACGAATACCAGAGGGCCGTGACCATCTTCCCGTAGGCCTCACGCTCAGTCTTGGGATCACCTTTCCGGACGGGCCGATCTGTCGGGCGACCGCCGAACTCGATCGGAACAACCTGGGGAGACCACAGGCGAGCGAACGCAGACATCAGTGTGCCGCGTCCGGTGGAATCGAATCCCACCTGCTCAGGCGGAATGTTTCGTTGCTTGCAGTACAGCAGCACGTACTCAGCGATTTGCTCCTCGGCCTGCTGCGCTTTGACGGCCGTCACGGGGATTACGATCGGAGCTTCAGCGAATGCTAGCACGATGCGTCCAGTAGCGTCTGGGCCGTACTGAAGGTCGGTCATAACGCATCGGTCACCACCGATGCCTGAGTAGGCCGCATCGATACCGATGATTCGCGTGATCTTGTCGGCGCCCTGCCACGCGATTTCATCGAACGCTTGGTTCTGCTCACACAGCGACATGGTGACCACGCGCCGTGTACCGCCGTCTCGGGGCAGCAACCCGAGGTTCATCATGGAGAACTGCAACGAGTCTCGGCCGTAGTAATCGAGGTCCGCCTGAATCTGCTCCGGCGTGATGATACCTCGGTACGGATTGGTTCCTTTCGGGAACTTCGCATTCGGCGTGTCGTATCCGCACAGCTGGACGGCAACCCCTCCTGGCGCCCGAGTCTTCCAGGTGCGTGTCTGCTCTAAGTATTCGATGCCTTCCCAGCCACCCATCGTGGAATGCGGCTCACAGACAACCCCGAGCGCGTCGTTGCGATCCTTGGGATTTCCCATCGCGATCAGCTTGAACTCAGGATTCTTGCGAAGGTTAGCGACTGAATCGAGGAACCCTCGGCTCATTAGAGACGCCTCGTCTGCAATCAGCATCACCCGGTCGTTCTTGAGCCCGACGTAGTTTGAGAGACCAACGAACGTACCGCCGACCTTACAAGCCACACCGATAATTCCGTCGCGGAAGTCCTGCGCCTCGGCGTCTTGGTCAGAACTCGTCAGGATGAACCGACTCTCGATAACGCGCCCTGGCAGCCATTCCCGGCGGGCCTTGGCCTTGTTGTGCAACTCCTTGATCGAGCCCCAGATTCGCAGCTGGAGACCTTCACGCGTCGTTGACGACATGATGATCGAGGTGCCAGTTGGATAGATGTAGAACGTACACAGCCCGAAAGCCGCGGAGGTGTAGGTCTTTCCAGATGATCCTGGGCCCATGATTCCAACCTCTTGATTTTCTGCGAAAGTCTTGATCAGCAGGTCAGACCAGATGTGCCAATCGAAGTGAGGCCAAAGCGCCGTCATGGCTGCTTTGAAGTGATGATATTTCCCGCATCCGTACTTGACTCCACCGGACATTATGTATCCACCGCGACGAACCATTTCGGCTTCGATGAGAAAGCGGTCTTTAGTACGCCACGGTATAGACAGGTAATCTGCGCTCTCATTCATCTTGCGGGAATCCTGCTGCGGCCCTTCAATCGGTTCAAGCGTCATGGTCGCAGAAAAAAATCGCATAGTAGATGGCCTCCTCACCGCTGAAGGTGGGGTGGACAGCGGTTTTTCGCCCTCACTCATCCAACCCAACCAGCTAGCATGGGCGGTGAACACGACGGTGCGCGGAGGATTTCCGAAAGCGCGGCCTGGGATTTGGACCAAACTGCTGAAGTTTGCTGATCCAACCGTGCTCTACAACGGCGGTTACTACAACGCTGCGGTCCAGTCGGCCTTCAAGGAAGGGTTCTTTCAGGGGTGCGGAACCTACATTTCCGACAACGAGGATCCGTACATTTTCGCGTCGATTGGGGGTAAAGTCTTCCAGATCGACATCAACGCCGGATTCAGCGTCACGGATATAACTCCGATCAACTTTCAGTTTCAGATTCAAACTCGCGGTCGAGTATCTAACGTCGCTACCTACGTTTGCGGAGCCCCTCACGGGCTATCGCCTGGCATGGTGGTCAGAATGCCTGAACCTCCAGGTGCGTCTTTTCCGTCAGGATTTTTTGGAGATTTTCTGGTTCAGACTACTCCAAGCCTAACGACGTTTACTACGTACTCACCAGGGGTTGATGCAGGCCCCCTTCTTGGGCCAAATTTTAATGCCTATCAGCTAGCAACCAATAACCCGCAGGTTACCCACGTTTACTTTCAACAGGCTGAAAACTGGCTGATAATTCAAGACACTCAGAATCAGCCCTATCTTTTCAATGGGTCTACATTGCGTCGAGCAACTGGAGAAGAAGTGCCAACAGGCGGCCCGATGGCATACGGAAAAGGACGCCTCTGGGTTGCCAGTGGTTCGGAATACTACGGCGGAGACTTGGTCTACGGCGATCCCGCTTACGGCCGAGACAGCGTGATTCGATTTACCGAGAACACATTCATCAATGAAGGCGGCGCCTTTGCGGTCTCAAATGGCCCGATCACAGGGTTGGCATTCGCGGCCAACCTGGACACGTCCCTTGGCGACGGCGACCTGCTGGTGTTTACCCCGACCGCCACTTACGCGTTTAACGCGCCTGTGGACCGGGATGTTTGGAAGGATCTCAATTATCCAATCCAGCGATTCGCACTCCTGAACTTCGGATCGTTCAACCACGAATCCATCGTGCCGGTGAACGGCGATCTCTTTTTCCGCGCTCAGGACGGAATCCGTTCGTTGATCTACGCCAGACGTGATTTTACCGAGTTTGGAAACACACCGATCAGCCGGCAGGTAACTCGTGCGTTGGCCTACGACACGGAGTTTTACCTGACGGCTTCTAGCTCCGTAAACTTCGACAATCGGTTGCTGATGACCATTCAGCCTCAGAAGGTCAACAACCGAGGCATCGTACACCGAGGGGTCGTAGTGCTGGACTTTGATCTCGTCTCTGGAATGGGCCGAAAACTCCCACCGGCATGGGAGGGAGTCTGGACTGGAGTCGATGTATTCCAGATGCTGACGATCCGAATCCAGAAGCAAGAACGCTGCTTCATGTTTGGACTGAATCAAGGAGACATCGGTCTCTTTGAGGTCACTAAGAACGGCCAGTTCGACTTCGATGGATACGATGATGTTCCGATCGACTGGACCATTGAAACCCGCTCGCTGACATTTGGTGAGCCCACAAACAAGAAACGCCTCGTAAGCGCTGAGCAGTGGTACGACCAGGTGATGGGCAACATCGAAGCCAAGGTCTACTTCAAGGCCAACGAGGGCGAGTGCTGGCAACCATGGGCTGAGATCAAGGACTGCGCCAAGTACCGCAACTGCGAGCCAGGCGAGATTTCCTGCCCGCCTGCGGTGATTAACTGCCAAGAGGTCAAATACTACCAGCCTCCTGCAAGATCGCGCATTGCCCTCCCCCAGCCCCCTGACAAGTGCGACGTGCAGACTGGTGGATTTACCCGCGATGGCTACGAGTTCCAGCTGCGGTACGTAAACACCGGACGTTTTCGTTTGAAGCGCGTGGCTATGGTTGCTCAACGTCTCCAGGAGGATATTTACGGCGATCTTAGCCGCGTTGCCTGTCCGCTACTCTCAGCCTAAAATGCCTTCCTCAAACCCAGTCGATTACGGTGCTGACCCCTGTGGACTGCGTAACAGCGCGTGGGCGATCAATGAATGTCTGTTTGCTGCGCTGCGCTGCGATTTTCCAGTAGGGACATTCCTACTTGGGTCGAGTCCAGGGGCGAAGATTATTGACCGTGTCCGCACCGGAGGCGTTGCAACGTTCAACACATCCACCCCGCACGGGCTAGTGGTCGGAGAAAAAATCACGCTGTACGGATTTACTGACACCACGTTCAACGGTACCGGGCCGTTACAGTTTGGGTTTGAGGTCCTAAGCATACCGACGCCGACGCGGTTTACGGTATCAATGCCGTTACCAGCTTACCCAGATGCGCCGCTGGTCATCCAAGACGGCTGGATCAACCTAATCGGCGGCGGTTACACGTCTTCACTGGTCATGGGTTACCCGCCTTTGACCGGCGTAATCAATAATATTGCGTTTACGGGTCAGGGCATTGGAAAAACGATCCTAAAGTTCGCTGACCACACCTCCACAAAAAGAGGGGACACTTACGGATTCAACATTCAAATGCTGAAGACTTTAGGGAATTACACAGGGTTTGGAGTCGTTGGGGTGCCTGGATCTTACGCAGGTGCGCCGCTAGACAGTATCAACTGCAAAAACACTCTAATCGAAGGAATCACGTTTGACGGCAACTACGCCAACAATTCAGTCGCAGACACCAAGATCGATTCCATTCAACGAACAAACGGTGTAAACACTTACAATACGGCGTATCCCCATTTCATTCAATCAGCCGCAACCCCGGCATACGTGCCTCCAATTGTACCTGCCCCGTACACAAACGTCAGCGCAGTTAATCAGTACATAAGTAACGTAATTACAGCTGGACCAGGAAACGATTCTTCGTTTGTTGGATTTGGCCAGGTTGTAAACATTACTTCGATGTCTTTTCAGCGAGATTTAAGGGCTGTAATTATTGGAGCACTTAGGGTAAATTACATTACTTACAGCTACATAACACTAACAAAACACCCAGCTTGGAACTTTGGATTTACCGTTGGTGATTCAATCATTGTCACTGGGATGACAGATGCAACGTTCAACGGAACTTTTACGGTCGCGGGTTTTGTTTCAGCCAACGAGGTTTACTTTCTCGATACTGCACCAAATCCAACCATTACGCTTCCCGCTCAAAACGGACGCGTCTTCTCTCCGACACAATACCCAGATGTCTTGTTGACAGCTCAAACAACAGCCGGCGTTAATTCATCCTACACAGTCGCAGGCATCAACCACGTCGGAGAGAATGCGCTCATTCAGAATAACCAGTTCTACGACTTTGGAGTCGGGATCGCTGACGCTGAGGCGTTCATCGTAAAATCGTTCCTGCCGATGAACGTGGATAACCTCACGGTCGGAGCTAGGGTGCTAAACAACGATTTCAGCTACCAAGGGCGCAACTCGATTCAGAGCACGTTGTATCCCGGCAGCGCGGAATCGAATACTCAATGCGTAGTTGGTGGCTTTTCTAGCTTAATAGATCCAATCAATGTGGTTTCTCGTGTTGGTGGTGTTGCGACCTACACCTGCGTGATGAAGCACACGCTTCGGGTTGGGGATGTGGTGTCGGTGACGATGGGTAACTACGTCTTTGGAATTACCTCTGCTCAACGGCAATCAAACGTCGTCACATTTACAACATCTCAGAAGCATTTCTTGGCGCCCGGTAACACCGTGGTCGTAGGAATCAGCGACATTTCGTTTAATGGATCTTTTTCTGTCGTAAGTGTCACCAGCGACTTTACATTTACCGTCGCACAAGTGGGAGTTGATGTTTTCCCAGCAATCGCAGTCACTGGATACGGTAATGTTGATCTTGGGTTCGCTGGATCGCTGACTATTATATCGACTCCAGACGCATTTAGATTCACAGCAAACACAGGTGGCGCAAACATCCTTCCTGGAGCTTACCTCAACGGCCAAGTAATCATGCTGCGTAGCCAGCGGATATTCGCATCAGAGTGCCAGTTCAAATACAACCGGGTTCAGGGCGGGCCAAACCCTGTTGACCAGCAGAGTCCAGTCACCGCCATCACGGTTCGTGAAACCAGCGGAGCGGACATCAGTTACAATAATTTTGACGGGTTCCGTGGCACTTGCTTCTACGTCGATTCCTACCAGCACAAGGGAACTCATATCCATAACAACTCGGCGCTTAACATATCAGCGTTTATTGCCTTAGTTGTGCAGGATTGGTTTACATTGATTTCAGGTGTTCCAAGTATCACTAATCCAGAGGCTTACTCAACCTTGATTTCTGGTCACAAGGATATGTTGATCGAGAACAACGATGTTCTCCTGACGGGACCGGGATCATGGTTTTACCAGACAGCATACACCCCGCTGGACGCTGTTTTCCTGGTCAACAACCACGACGTCAACAAATCCACCTGGTACTACCCGACGGACTACCAGATACCGATTAGACCACTGGCTCCGCCGGCCCCATTTCCGACAGGGGCGTCAAGAGACGCAGCTGGCATATCGACGTTTACCACCGTCTCCCCGCATGAGCTTCAGGTTGGAATGGAAATCTCAATGGTCAGTGTGGCGGACGGCACGTTTAACGGCGTGTTTACCGTCCTTTCAACTCCTTCGCTCACGCAGTTTACGGTCAACAACCCGGTGGGTCCGATTCCAAACACGCCAGTTACGTCAGGAAGCGGCTTCCTCGGCATTAACAGCCCAGTCCACTTCCCGTGGGAAATCAGACCTATCGGATTCCAGCGCACCGCCGGTGTCGCCACGTACACGACGAACAAGGCGCACCAGATACTCCTTGGATACCATGTGACTGTTGAGGGGCTCAGCAACGCTTCGTTCAACGACCAGACGATCGTGACCGGAACCCCGACAACCACGACGTTTACCTGCGCGAGTCCTGGCCCAGACGTAGCGTTCACCTCCTCGATCGGCAATTTCTTCCGGTACGTCGATAACATCCAGATTGGATGCAACAACGTCCGAAGACTTAGCGGGCAGGGTTTGGTGCGAAACAACGGAGGTCAGTTCGGCAACGCGTTTCTCACGGGGCGCCCGAACCGTTGCGTTGCGCCGCTGGAGCAGTTTTTCTATTTCGATTGTCCCGAGGGCTGTTTGGCGCTTGAATGCGACCCGGGCCCGTGTAAGCCCAACGACTACCTTTACCGCATCTAACCATGCCTGAAATCAACCTAACCGCCGGCATACTTCCTCCGCCCGCCTGCTACGCATCTGAGCAGGATCGTTTAGACGCCTACGCGGAGGCGATAATCGCCCAGTATTCCGCGCCACCAGAGTGGTCGGCAGGCGCAGGTTTTCCATCTATTCTCTCGCTGTACTGGTTGCGATTGGACTCCAACCAGAATCCGGTCGAGGTCCTGAAGTATAACGCGGCGGCTCCAGCTGGATGGTCACGAGTTCAGACGCAGTTTACCTACGGCGTCGGAGCTGGCGCTGCTAACGTCTACACGCTTACGTTGACACCCGCCTCTCCTGGCGTAAACCAGGCGTATCGGACAGGGGTGTCATACGTTTTTGTGGCGTCAGTCTTAAATACTGGAGCTAGCACGCTGTCGGTTGACGGCCTTGCGGCTAAGGCGATCACGAAGTTTGGCACCGTTCCGTTGGTTGCAGGCGACATCGTGAACGGTCAGATGTGCGTCGTGGTCTACGACGGCACTCGTTTTCAGCTGCTGAATCCTGGGTTTAACGTCGGGCCAGCAAATTTTTCACCTGGAATTGATCGCCAGTTCCTGCGGACCAACGCCACTCCGGCAACTGTTTGGGAGTCGGGGTATATCACGCCGGTTGCGAGTTATGTGGCGATTCCAGGGGCGGGTGCAACAGCGTCATTTGCACATGGAATGAGTGTAATTCCTTTGTCTTGGTCAATAGGAATTATTTGCATAACAAACGATACCACACTAGCGACTGATAGTCAATATTTAGTTGGTGATTTTATACCTGGAAATGAATTGTTGTTTAGCACATCAGAAAGTATGTTTACAACATACGCTAATTCAAATGTAATTGCAATGGTTAGATTTAATACGCTATTTGCAATATACGTTCGCAGCAAAACTACCGGCGCTTTAAGTTTAATCAACGAAGCTAAATGGCAAGTCATGGCCCGCGCCATCCGATAACATGAGAAAAACCCTCTCCCAAGCCAAGAACTCAACGATCCCGCAGGCAGTCGGTCTCGCCACCTGCGACGAGCGTTTTCTCCAGCTGCTTAACGAGGCTCAGGCCCGCTTGGCAGACATGGGTAAGTGGTGGGGTACGTACAAGAAGCTACGCGTCTGCGTGACCGCCGGCTGCATCACCTGGCCTCGCGAGGTTAAGACGATCGAGGCGATGAACCTCTGCGGGTACAACATCCCGATCCAAAACCAGTGGTACGAGTTCCAGACGGACACCCGCGCACCGCGCACCGGATGCGGCCGTGAAGGATGCGAGCAAGACCAGCTGCTAGATCGTGGCATGGTGACGCAGTTTCGCGACTCGGTTGGCAACTGCTACATCAGGGTCACCCCGCAGCTAGCAGCCGATGTCGGCAAGCGCGTGCTTCTCCAGGGGCTTGATCCTAATGGAATCCCAATCCGCACACTGGACTCGGTTACCGGAGAATACGTCTGGGGCGAGTACGTCACGCTTCCAAACCCTTCCATCACGGCCTACGTTCAGACAACCAACCTTTTCAAGCAGCCGGGTCTCACTGGCGCCCAGAAGCCGCTGACTCAAGGAAGCCTGACGATTCTGGCGTACAACCCGACAACCCTTTTGCAAACCCAGGTCGCAGTCTGGGGCCCGAGCGAGCAAAACCCTGAGTACCGCCGCACCTACCTTATCGGGATGCCCGAGGTGTGCGGAGGCGCCAATTCGTGCAGCACCACCCAGGATAACTGCTGTATCGACAACGGAGACGGCTGCGTGCCAGCAGACGAGACTTGCACCAACACCGTCGTGGAAGCGATCGTTCGCCTGGACTTCATTCCGGCCGTCGTTGATTCAGACTGGCTGTTCATCGGGAATCTCCAGGCGATCAAGCACATGATGAAAGCCATCCAGAAGGAGGATCGCAACCAGTACACCGAGGCTGAGCGCGAGATCCAGCTAGCACTGCGGTCGCTTCGGAATGAGCTGGAGGCGTACAGCCCCAACGAGCGCAGCGTAATCAACGTGCAGCCTTTCGGGTCCGCCAAGATTCAATTTCGGTTCGGTGGATTCATCTGATGATTGAGGAGCTTCCAGTAGCCGTGCAGCCTGTGACGTGGCTCGACATCCTGACGGACGAGACCGTCACGTTTGACGATCGCCTGGACAGGTGGGAAGCGTTCGTGGCGAATATTCCGCAGCAGGAGTGCCCGCTGAAGCACACGTTCCCAGAGGGGATGTACGTGCGTGAAATCTTCATGCCGGCTGGATCTGTCGTTACCAGTCGCATCCATAAGTTCGATAACCCGTTCTTCATCACCAAAGGCAGGGTCACAGTGGTGAGCGAGAACGAAGGCATGGTGACCTACACGGCACCGTATTCGGGCGTCACCAAGCCAGGAACTCGCCGTGTGCTGTTAATCCATGAGGACACCATTTGGACCACGGTTCACCTGAATCTGGATAACAAGACGGATCACGAAGAGCTTTTGAACGACCTCACTTACGTGGGTCAAAACCAATACTTACTATGTCATTCGTAGCCACAGCAGTTGTAGGAATCGGAGCCGGAGCTGCCATCGGAGGCATCGGCGCAGCAGTCGGAGCCAATCAAGCCAGCAAGGATCGCGCTGGCGCTCGCGGCGTCGCGAATATGCCCGGCCTTGACGTTGGGTCAGCCGTGGGAGAGGCAGGTCAACTGGCGCCTCAAACCAGAGAGCTTGAAGCGCAACGAAACGCCTTCAACCGGGCGCAGCTTCTTGAATCTCTCGGCATCCAGATTCCCGGCTATCAGGAAGGTCAACTTCAGCGCACCCAGAACGCAATGTCGTTGCTTCGTGGAGAATTGCCGCCTGATCTTGCTTCCCAAATCCAACGTAACACGGCATCCAAAGCTCTGACTGGTGGTTACGCTGGAAGCCAGGCGGCTCGCAACCTAACGGCGCGAGACATTGGTAGGACATCACTCGATCTTCAACAGGCGGGCAATCAACAGTTCGCCAACATTCTAGGAACCACACCCCTGTCTCCTTTGGCAAACTACGAGTTCACACCTCAAATGATTGCAAACCTAAGGGCCGAAGAGCGTGCCAAAAAACAAGCCGCTTTGCTTGGGTCGTATAACATGGCAAGCGCAGGCGGGGTTGGTAGCCAGTACCTCGGATCACTAGGGTCTGGTTTGACCAGTGTTGGATTTGGTGCGTTAGGACAAATGGGAGGCGCCGCAAGTGGAACCAGCGGACTCGTTCAAACCCAGCAGAGCATCATGCCGAAAACGATCTAACTTATGGCAAACCCCTTCTCAGGACTCGAAAATATCGGGCAGTCGTACCTCCAAGGCGTGCAGCTGGCAAACCAGCGGCAGTATAGGGAGGAAGCAACGGCGCAGCGCGCTGAAGATACGCGGGTGCGAGGGCAGTATTATCAGGACCTCGTTGACCAGCGGCGGGATGCGGCGGCGTTGGCGGCAAAGAACCGTGAGGACATCCTTAAGGAAAAGTTTGGCGAGGGCCTAGCTTACGAAGCTGACGGCGTGACGATCGACTTGGTTAAGTCAGCCAAGAACGCCAAGAGCATCAAGGACCTCGACGCGCTGGCGGCCGCTGCCGGTAAAGCCAGCATCCTTCAGCAGGCCTCTGGTTTTGGCGACAAGCTAGAGATTCCAGAGGAGCTGATGAAGCGCGCTTCATTCAACCAAGGCCGTGCTGAAGGTTTAGTATCCGTGTCTGAGACCCGCCTGAAGATGCCGGGCATTATGGCGTCGCAGGGGTTCGCACCGATTCCAGATGATCTTGAATCAGCGATCACCGGGACCAAGGCGGTTGATTTTTCTCCCGAAATGCTCTCGGCCCGCACAGCGACAGGCCAGCCCGTTGTCAGACCCGAGGTATATGAGGACTTGGATATGCGAAAGGTCTACGGTCAGACGTATGGGAAAAGGACCAAGCCAGCGAAGGTGGAGAGGGAAGAGTTGGTTGAAACGGTAGTTACAGAGGATCCTGTAACTGGCGAAAGAAGGACCCGAAAAATGACCAGAGCAGAGGCTGCAGCTGACGCAGCAAAGAGATTGTCGCAGCCCCCTGACGGTCTTCCTGCCTCCACGAATGCGGCTCCGGTAGGACGACTTTCTTATGACCAAAATGCACCGTTTGGTGCAGTCTACACGCCGTTAAAGTATTAAAGTAACCTATGCCACGCATCGTTGATATCGAAGGGGTTGGTCTGGTTGAGGTTGATGACCGGATCGGAGAAAACCAACTGCTGGAGTTCTCTCAGACACTTCGACAAGGCGCACTGCCTGCCGCTGGCAACGCCCTCATGCAGCAAGGTGGTCGCATGGTTGGCGGAGGTATGATGGGCCTGACTCGCGTGGGTCTTGAAGAGCCGCCTCCGATAATGTCCGCAGCACAGGTTGAGAGCCCTGCTGGAATGGCGGCCTATGAACGTAGGCGGGCGGCCTGGGAGAAACGTGTTAAAGAAGTACCGCCGGAGGTTTACCAAGCGCGTGCAGCGGAGCTTGAGGCCAGCACCACATTCCAGATGGGCAAGGCTCTCCAACAGGGAGCCGAAGAAGCGTTTCCGGTTAATCCGTTGCGCCAGGACGATTACCTGACTCAAATAGCAAGCGGTATTGGATCGCTTCCGGTTTCAGTGGTTCCAGGTGTCGGTCAGCTAGCCTACGGATTCAGCGCAGGTGAAGATGCAGCGCAAAAGACAGGCAAGTTTTACGACGCTCAGATTGCTCAGGCTTTAGCTGAAGGAAATATAGCGGAGGTAAATCGACTCCAAGCTGAAAAACCAGTTAAGCAATACCAATCGGTGCTGTACACGGCACCGATAGGAGCGCTCACCGAGTTTGGTATTGGAGCAGTGCCAGCATTCGGACGCGCGGTTGCTGGGCAGGTTAATAAAAGCATCTTCAAGGAAGCCGCGCGCACGGCCCTTGAAGAAGGTGCTCAGGAAGTCTCAGAGCAATGGCTTGGAAATGCGGTCGCCAAGAAGACCTACAACCCTGACCAGAAACTGACTGAAGGACTGTTTGAATCAGGAGCTGCCGGTAGCGGAGTTGGTGCGCTGGTTGGATTAATAGGAGGTAAAGCTGGGCGCGTAGCCTCAAATCAACGTCTCGCACAGGAACTTAATGCGCCGCTTTCAGAGGCTCAGATCCAAGAGATTATCAATCGTCAGGCGGCTGGACGCGCCGCAATCGGTGGCGACCCATCAAACCCACTTCCCAACGCTACCGCCACTCTTGCCGGCATCAACGCCGGAGGCGCGCCTTCTGGGCCGATTAAGCTCGTGCCCACAGGCGGCGCTGTCGTGCCAGCAGAAGAAGAATCCAAGATCCCAGACATAGCTCTGGAGACCGACGTGGCTGATGAGGAGATTGCGATTTCTGTTGCGCCCGAGACTGTCGCTGCCTCCGAGACATCGGTCTCTACTACTCCCACCGAAGTCCAGCCGCTGACGGTTGAGGAGACTCAGGAATTTCTCTCAATCGTTGACGCCATCGGAGAAGGCTCAGTCACTGATGTTCTCCTTACTGATGAAGAGTTGATTCGTTTCGAGGGTTTTGTTGGCCGTATTCGCCAGCTGCAAAATGCTGGCTTTCAGTTCGATGAGGCTACTGGGTGGACTAAACCTGAAGCTGCGGCCACCCCCGCCGTGGCCGAGACGCCTACTGCGCCACAGGAGCCAACCCCGTTCAAGGTGGCGCCTGATTTCCGGTACACGATCACGGAGGCTCCGAATTACGGGTTTAGCCCGCTTTTACACGAAGACGCGGACTTCGAGCTGGAGAGACTTCAAACACAAGCGGAACGAGGTCGTCTAACTGCGGAAGGATTTGCCCAATCCGAAATCGGAATGCGGATGAACTCCGGTCAGATGAGTGGTGTTAACATCGGCCTAAGGTCAGACCCCGTCGGAACCATTGTAGCCTTGAGGGCCGCGCTGGTTCCTGCGCCGGCTGCGACTCCCGCTGCACCTAAACCTGCGCCCGCCGCGCCCACGCCTAAGCCCCCTGCCCCCGCACCCCGCCCCGCCCCAGCTGCTACCCCCGCAATCGCCAACCAAACCGTTGGATTCGGAAAACATTCCAACCTTCTGGTTAAAGACCTTCTTACACAGCAACCAGACTACGCCGCATGGCTGGTCCGAAGCACCAGGAGCGCCGCACAAGGGTCACGCACACGCCAGGTAGGCGACTACATTAACTCGCTGCCGGAATACCAGAACGCGGTCACAGAAGAAAAATCGAAAACCGAAGAGATTCTTACCGATGAAAACAAAAATTTCCTTACCGAGCTTAAAATCACCGCTCAACAGAACCCGGATGGTAGCATCACCCTCCGGGGTAAGACTTACGACCGCCAAGAAGAACTCCGTGCCGCTGGAGGAAGATATTCCAAGGACAGTCGCACCTACACCATCTCTGCCGCCGGTCTTGGGCAGTTTATCGAGCGATCAAGAGCTGATTCGGGAGCTACTGGCGGACAAAGAAGTAGTGGCCCGGCTTATTCCCGTGATGTTGAACTCCGAAAACTCCGAGAGAATGCGGACAACCGGCCCGACCGAAGCGGATTGGACGGAGGCGTTGACAAGTATCTTGACGTAGGAACTCAGGAGCTTATCCGCCAAGGCGAAGAGTTTGGCATCCCGAGAGAAGTTGGAGATGAGCAGATTGAAGACGCGGCCATGATAGTGCGAGCGTTTGCGGAACGAGACACCCGGCCGTTCTTCATGCTTTCCAGCGCACCTGGAACCGGAAAGACCTTCGTGTTGGGGGCTGCTATTCGCGAGATAAAGGATAATTATTTCGCCCGCAAGATCATCTACGTGACCCTCAATCAAGGGTTGATTAAGCAGATCAAACAGGATCTCAAGGCTTACAATATCGGCCCCGTGAAGTTTATCACCTACTCGGAGATGAAGGATCTCTCAGCGGAAGACTCAGACGTGATAATCTTCGACGAAGCGCACGCGATCAAGAACCTGGCTGGAAGCGGATCAGAGCAGGCCAAGAAGGCTCAGGAGTGGATTCTTAAGACCAAGTTCCCGATCTTCTCAACCGCGACGCCGTTCGAGAACCCGACTCAGACAGCTTACCTGCTGAACACTGGAATCTTTGATTCGTTCAATGGTGATTACAAACAGTTCGCTCTTGCGTACGGTGCGACACCGAGTAGGGACAGCGGAGGAAACATCGTCCGAACCATTTGGTTCCCAACTAAAACCAACGAGCAGGATCAAATTGCGGCGAGAAATTTCTTCCGCAAGGAGGGTATCTTTACGGCCCGAAAGACCCGGCTGCCAGCAAGCCAAGTTGATTCGCGCCTGGTGCCCATCAAAGGGGATGAAGAATGGACCAACACCTACAATGCGTTTGCGGCTGAAGCCGAGGCTCAAAAGGGCTCACTCGATGGCACTGAAAAGATGTGGATCATCAACTACAAGAAGCGCCTGCTGGAAGCGTCTAAGATCAAGAACGCAATCAGCGAAGCACGCCGGGCCCTCAGTGCCGGAAGATGGCCGATCATATTCGTTGAGACCAAGGCAGAGAGAAGCATCGACATCCAAGAGCAGCTGAGGCTCCAGGAGCAATTCAAGCGAGCCAAAGCCATAGCAGAGAGGACGGGAGGCGAAAGGCCGAAGCGTTCGGATTACGCAGGGTTGCTGTCAGACGGTATAATTAACGTGCTGGAAGCGACGATGGAGCAAATTGACACCACTGTAATTTCGATACCGTCCGCTGAAGACGTGATTAAAAACGAGATTGGCGCCAACGATGTCGCGATCTTCACGGGTTCGGTGCCAGATGCGCGGGCCCAGAAGAATCTCGAACTCTGGCGCGGCGACAAGCCTATGGTCCTGGTCGCCACGATGGCCAAGGGCGGCACAGGGCTATCGTTGCACGACAAGACCGGAACGCACCAGACAACCCAGATCAACGTCAACTTGCCGTGGACCGCATCTCAGGTGGAGCAGGTGTCGCTTCGGTCTGCGCGCTACGGACTCAGAGGTAAAGCCCAAATGATGTGGCTCTTCGCGGACAACATTCCGTTTGAGCGCGAACTGGCGACCCGAGTTGGCGGCCGCATGAGGGACATGGGCGCGCTGGTTCAAGGGGAAGTAGGAGCTACTGCCACCAACATCAAGAACTTCAATTTCGAGGATGAGTCGTTCTCAGAGGCTAACGCTGCCGAGGCCGCCAAGAAGGATCTGACGAAGAAGGAGCCGACGCCTCCGGTTGCACCCACACCTCCGGTTGTCCCCACACCTCCAGCTACACCTGCCGCTCCTAAGAAGCGCTACAAAGCCCGCGCGTGGGCGTACAAAGGAGACATCCTTGATGACATTATCGAAGCAGGTGGCGTCATGTCTAAAACGCAGGCCAACAATGAAGGACGCCTAAATAGGATCAGAGACCTCTACGACGACGCGCCTAGACTGGATACGTACTTCAATAAAATCTTCGCAGGAAGGTCGCGCGGAACAACAAGCCGGAATCTGCCAGACGTACTCCTCCAGGAGCTTGCCATGCAAAACCCTGGCAAGTACGGAGACATGAGTGTGTCTGAGTTCTGGGATGAAGTTAAGAAGGCAGCGCTCGGCCGCAAGGGGGACGTCGCTGCTGCTAAAGAGGAAACTAAGGCAGCGGAAGCCGGCGCCAAAGAGGCGATGGGCCTCGACGCGTTCTTGCAGGCGCAGGATGATGCGTTCGCAGATTCTCAAACCGAGGGGAGGCAGAATGCTAAAGAGCAAATCTCTGTCGGAAGCCTTGCGCTCGGAGACAAGTTCAAAATTCAAGGTGAGCAATTCGAGGTTACGGTTGTCACTCCAGATGGAGGCTATACGATTCGCGATGGTGATAAATTCGGAGCTCAACAGCTGACTGAATACGACACACTGTTTGTCGATGAACCTCCTGATCGCGGAGGCGGAGATGCGTTTGAATTTCCTACCGAAGGGCCGGCTGCGCCTACCGAGCGTAAGCCACGTCTCGCAGCTAAAGAAAACCAGGGTGATCTAATTACCAGCACGCAATCCGAACAGGTTACCCTACTTGGAGAGGAAGGCATCGACCTGGAGGCTCGCAGAGAAAAGGCTCAAGCTGAAGCCCGCGCCGCTGCTGAAGCCAAGGCTGCTCAGGATAAGGCGCAGATGAATCTGTTTGGAGAAAGCCCGATTCAACAGGCCGGCAAAGCGGCGATTGATGCCATTGACCAGATCAACAAGAGCATTGATGAAAACCAGTATTCCGATCCGTTGTTCCTTACGCCGCTGGCAAAGCTGGCGCTTCAGATTGCTAAAAGTTTGATTCGCGCAGGCATGGCGGTAGATCGGGCTGTGCGCCAGGCGATCGCTCAAGCACGGGAGAGTTACCCGAATGAAGCTGCATCCGATAAATCGTTGGAATCAGCCATGTTGCAGGCAGCGGATATTAACGACGCTGTCGGCCAAATAGCACCAAATGACGGCGAGCAAGCTCAAGGTTTTGTAGAACCCAAGAAGACCGTTCGCGCCTACAAGCTGTTTAGGACACTTAAAACCAAACCGGGAAAACTGTTTCCGTTGTTCATTGGGAAAAACGAATCAGTTCCTGTTGGTGAATGGATTCCTGCAAAGTTTATACCAACCCAAGGATTCGCTGAACGGCCAGGCTGGCACGCGGGGATTCTCCCTAATGCGCCGCATCTACTCAGGAAAGACGGCACGATGCCGAGCGATCGAGTTTGGGCAGAGGTTGAAATTCCAGCGGACGTTGATTGGCAGAGCCGCGCGGATTCAACAGCAACTGGAGATATCCAAAGCGAAGTCCCGGCTGGAGGTAACTACAAATTCAAGCGGCCTGGTCTACAGGGTGGATCTTGGATTATCGGAGGGGCTCTTAAAGTAAACCGCATTCTCTCTCAACCTGAGGTTGATAAGATCATGCGTGATTCCGGTGCATCCAAAGCCGCTCCAGTCGGAGAAATGAGCGACGCCGTCGCCGAAGTCTCCGACGCGATCGCCCAGTTCGTCGAGTCTATCACTCCTAAGGCTGGCATCACTGAAGGCCCGACGCCCGAGGATTCTGCGCGCCGGGTTCTTGAAACCCTTACCAATCTGGCGTCCAAAGCAATCCTCTCCGGCATCCAGAGCGCCTCACGATGGGCGACCAGCCTGCAAATGAAGCTCAGTCCGGCGTTGCAGTACGCTTGGGACCGCGCTCAAGGATCTACGGTCGAGCCCACACCAGAGGTTATCGCTGATGTAGCCACCTTGCCGGAGCGTGCGAATAGCAGCGACTTCGGTGTGATCTACAGTACGCCCGGCAAGCCTGTAACCACCAAGCGTGGCGCATACGAGGACACTGTCGCCGGCCGGAGGTCCCGGACTCCTGAGGTTGTAAACGCTGGCATCCAGCTGGCGGTTGATGCGTTCAACGAGGCAGGCGTGAAGTTCCGCCAAGTGGGAGACACCCTCTTCGCGCCTGTCGATGGGGTTGACCAGGAGGCGGCTGGAAGAAAGCTGATCGAGGTCGCCAAAAAGAAGATCGCCAAGGCCAAGGCCGATGGCCGCAGCGATACCATAGCGGAGCTGATTCAGTCGCTGCGCAACCACTTCGGCGCATCCGAGGCATTCAGCCCTGATACCCGAGATGAACTCTACCTGATCGGTCAGTCTGAGGCGTCCCAGTTTGGTATTAACCTGGCGAGCCTGAGGGCGTCCGTGAAGGATTTCGTGGCCATGGCTCGCAATGTGCGCGGATTCCTTACATCAGCCATCTACGACAGCTTCAACGGTGAGAGCGTCAAGGGTGTGATGGACAAGATCATGACCGAGTTTCGAGGCCAGTTCACTGAAGCGGAGATACAGAAGATCGTTGGCGAGAAGCCTGACCTCCAGGAGATGCTGAATCGGTTTGGAGTCCTGGCGCTGGCCGATACCGGTGGCCGCGTTTACCGCACTGTCCAGGCGCGCCTGACTACCAAGAAGCCGAAAACTCAGAAGGAGAAACAGGAACGCGAGATTGAGAATGAAGCTATCGAGCAGATCATCCAGAACGCTTTAGCCCTCGGGGTTACCGAGCCTCCCCAACCTCCGAATCGCAAGCTCACTCCCGACGAGCGCCTCGCGCTGATGACCAAGCCTGCGACCCAGGCCAAGGTCCAGAAGGCTACCGAGGACGCCGTCAAGCAGGCTGAGTTCAACGCCGGATGGGCGGTTATGATGGCTAGCGCAGCCGGCAACGAAGAGCTTCGCGCTCAGTATCAGGAAGCCATGGACGCCAAAGAAGAGCCCGATCCAGAGGCGATCGAGGAGGGTCTCGATCTCCCGAAGTACGCCCACTGGCGCACGATCCGCGACGGGTTTCTGAACTACTCGCCGACCACCCTGAAACTTGCCCAGGACGTAATCCGTGGCCGGTTCAAGGGGACGCAGTTCGGAACCAAGAAGGTCACCCCTCCGGCGCCTGCCAAGATCAACCTCGTTCGCCTGGTGCAGTCTCCCAATGCCGAGATGAGCCGCGTGATCGGAGAGCAGCTGGCCGCCATCGAAGGAGTGATGGACCTGGCCGGAGCGTCCCCTGAGGCTAAGGCCCGCGTGATGCAGATGATCACGGCCAACGTCGGGTCGCAGGTGCAGCTGGCCCGCCAGCGTGTGCTGAATAACTTCTTGGACGTGAAGGTTAAGGCTGCTCCGATTGGCGCAAGCGAGCGTCTCCAGCGGCTGATTAACGCCGGAATCATCGAAGACCCGCGTTACAAAGGCGATAAAACCGTCGAACTTCTCAAGCGTGTTGCCAGAAAATACATTACCACGCAGGAGTTCAAAGAAATTGCCACAACCGACCAGGCTCAAAAACTTCCGGCGTTAACCGCAAAGTTTAACGCCATAGTATCTTCAGAGAATCTCACTGACGAATGGATGCAAGGTGCGGTCTGGACGTATTTGACTGAGCGCCTGCAAGAGGCGGAAAAAGAAATCACGGGTAGGTTTTTCGATTTAACTCCAAAGCCAGAACCGACGACAGCCGGAGAGCGACTCCGGAAGTTGATCAATGCCGGTATCGCCAACGATCCCCGCTACCAGTCTGAGCCGACCCGCAAACTGCTCAAGCGCGTCGCTAAGACCTACCTGACAGCCGATGAGCTTTCCGGTATGGCCACCCGCCCTCGGGCTGAGAAACTCGCGTTCCTCACCGGTAAGCTGAACCAGATCACCGCAGCTGAGAAGCTGACCGATGAGTGGATGCAAGGTGCGGTCTGGACCTACCTCACTGAGAGGATGATGGAGGCTGAGAATGCAGTGGTCTCCCAGATCGTGGGCGCCAAGGACGTTAGTTTCGATCCCGCGCTCCCGAAGACCGACGCGCAGCTGGCGGCTGATCGAGCCAAGGCCGTCGAGCGCCTTGCCGGTGGTATCCGTGCCGGCCTGCTGGACCAGCGCATCGCTGAGAGTGTCGCTAAGAACCCCGCGTTGCAGCGGTTGGTTCCCAAGATGAGTGACCTAGTGAAGCGGGTCCTGAACACCCCGCAGGCTGGCCAGGCTAATCTAGCCAAAGCATTCTCGGAAGCGTTGCTGTCAGAACTGGCAATCGACCAGGCGCTGGCCGACAAGACTGGTATCGCGTTAGCTAAGGCGTTCGAGGCGAAGTTCGAGCGGGCGCGCATCCAGGCATTGGATAAGGCGGTGAAGAATCTCACTCCGAAACAGCGTGAAGATGCCGGCCCAGGCACTCCGCTCTGGCAGAAGATCGAGCAGTTCGTGAACGCAGGCGGCATGAACTCGGCGGCGCTTCTGCAAAATATCGCGAAGAAATCAGGTTGGAAGATCCCGACCGACGAAGAGGTTTCCCGTTTTCGAGACCTCGCGCGCCTAGAGCAGGAACTCAGCACAGCTACCGAAGAGGAGATCAATGCGGGCATTACGGACGACATCAAGGCCGCGATGAATGAGGGCAAGCGCATGGACGTTATGCGTGAACTCCAGATGCGTTGGGCGCGGATGACCATGCCGATCCGTGGCAACAAGCAGAACTTGGCCAGGGCCGCCAAGGAGTACGGGTCAGCGAACACGCTGCTGAAGTTTGGTTTCATCACCAAGCAGCTGATCGACGTGGCCACTCAGATGTTTATCTACACGCCGTCGCGTGCGACAGCGACAGCGATCCAAAGGTTCACAACCAGTCGCGATCCCAATCGCACGCTCCGCCTTTGGAAAGACGTCTCAACTACTCTTGAAGACGCCTACAAAGCGCGATTCGACGCGTTGGACATGGCGTATAAATCCGCAATCCAAGCTGCTAAAGGCCGCGCAGAGAAGGATACCATCATGGGCCTTCAGAGCGGAATGCGAGCGCTGGACCGCCTTAAGGCACAGGCAGATGAGTATGCTAAGAAAGGAAACTACGCTCAGGCTACAGTGCTTCGCATCATCGGTATCGCGCAACTGTCCTACCGATTCGCTTCATCCCTCGACGCATTCCAAGGCGTCCTAGCTGAACAGCAGGAGATTGGGGCTTGGACAGAATCCCAGCTGCGCCTTCAGGGCATGGCGCCGGCCGAGGCACGTAAGGCTGCAAAGACAATTATGGGCGACGCTTTAGCTGAGTACGCGTTGGCCCAAGCGCTGATCGGGGACAACCCGAACATTGCGCCTAAGGACCGCAGTGCTGCCGCATGGAACGTGGTGCGCGCTCGACAGTATCAACGCATTGCGACAGCTGGTTTGGACGCGGGAGACATCAAAGGCATCACGCAAAATCTGCGGTCTACCATTGGATGGAACGTCGAAGAGGAGGGCGGCCCTGGTGGCGTCATTGGGCAAGCGATGAAATCCACCGGGAAAATCCTGTCGCGCGTCGGGATTCCGGATCTTCTGGGAATGTTCTCGAACGCCGTTGCAATCGGAGTCAACCGAGGGTTCACGTTTGCTGGCGGCGGCTTCGTTCCCGGGGCATTCGAGGGGTCCGCATGGTACAAGACTGAGACCGACAAGGTTCAGCGCAAGATCGAGGCCGCGACAGGACTGGGGCTTTCTGGATTGTTTGTTGGATTAGTGCTCTCAGGCGCACTGCGAGTCTTCACTCACTGGCCCGACGACAAGGAAGAGGCTGATCTTTGGGAGCGTGAGGGTCATAAGCCGAACACCATGGAGCTTGACCTGCCAGGCGGTAAGATACTCCGCGTGTCGCTTAGCACTGGACCGTTCCAGTTCGTTCGACCAGCGCTGGCCGCTGTCGGTGAGCTTCAGTACCAACAAGCGAGGCGCGACCGTCTCAATCAAAAAGCTGGAGCCGCTGCCAAAAAGAAAGGTCTGAAGTTTGAGCCCCGAGAACTCACCGCCATGGATATTGTCAGCGCACTGGGTTACGGCGCCTGGTCTGCCATAGCCCAAGGGCGCACTACTTCCGGTCTTATCGGAGCCGGCACCTATCGCGGAACAGCAGATGTAGGCAAGATCGCGGCCGCTGCCGTGAGCCCCTTGATTCCGTTCGGGCCCCTCATGCGCGAGGCGACCGCTATGTCCGGCGCGCAGTTCAACCCCAAGGACCAGACGTTCATCAACCTCCTGGTGCCAACGCCGTGGAGCGGCAAGGTTGACCGAAACTTCCTCGGAGACCCAGTGGGCACACCGCGCGCCCAGGAGCGCATCATGTCTATCCTGACCGGCGGCACTGCAATCGTAGGCGGCGAAGATCCTGACCGCGCCTACCAGGTGCTAGCTAAGACTGGATGGACGCCGGCCACCCCGCAGAGTAACAAGTTCTTCCAGTTCGGCCGCGTGCAAAGGCAGGCTACACCAGAGGAGCTAACCAGGATGCAGGAGGTGCGTGCGGTAGAGCTTAAGACTCGCATCTCTCAGCTGGACCCAGCGACAGCGACCAAACGGCAGTTGGACCGGATCGAAGATATCGCGAACGCAAAATCAAAAAAAGCTGTGGGAATCCGATAATCCTGTATTGACGTTGCGTGGCACTTGCCATACGTTGCCATACGTATGAGCAACCTAACAGTCGCAACGCAGCAAGCACAACCTCTCAGCGCGTTCAGTTCGGAGAACGCGTTCGTCTCAGTCCAACGCATGGCCAAGGCCCTTGCGTCCAGCACCCTTGTTCCCGACGCCTACCGGGGCGAGGCGAACCTCGGGAACTGCATCATCGCTCTGGAACTCAGCCAGCGCATCGGCGCCTCGGTCATGGCTGTCATGCAGTCCATGGTTCCTATCCACGGCAAGCCAACATGGTCTGCCTCGTTCCTGATTGCTACCGTCAACAGCTGCGGCCGCTTCTCTCCGATGCGTTTCCGCTGGGTTGGAAAAGAGGGGACAGATGAGTGGGGCTGCCGCGCCTTCGCAGTCGAGCGCGACTCCAACCTGGAACTCGTTGGCGCCCTCGTAAACATTAACATGGCCAAGGTCGAGGGTTGGTACGGCAAGTCTGGCTCCAAGTGGAAGACCATGCCGGAGCAGATGCTTCAGTACCGGGCCGGCGCCTTCTGGTGCCGCACCTACGCGCCTGAGATCGCACTCGGTATGCACACCTCGGAAGAGGTCCAGGACACCCCTGCGGCCCAGCAAGTGGTCCAGTCGGTCACCGTGAGTTCATCCATCATGGACGTGACTCCGACGCCTCCTGCGCCTGTTGAGCCCAAGCCGCGCAAGAAGAAGGAGGCCGAGGCTATTGCAATCGTGGAGCCGCCCGCTCCCGCCGCTCCTGAACCCGCACCGGAGATCGTTGAGACCGCACCCCTCGCACCCGTTCCCACACCAGAGCCTGAGCTTGAAACCGTCGAAGGGACGCTAGCATCCGCCGGGATCACCTACGAGCAGCTGGTGAAGCTGGTCATAGACCTGAAGTGGTGGGAAAACCCTGAAACCTATCCCACGGTGGCAGACCTGCCCCCTGATATCTGCAACTGGATCATCCGGAACAAGCGGGGTATCGGCCGTGCAGTGGTGAAGGCTGGAGGTGCGCTGTGAAGTTAGTCCACCCCATCGACGTAAACACCTACCGCAGTCACCCGGCGATCAACATCTCCAGCCTCAAGGCGTTCAGCCGGTCGCCGGCCCACGCTGAGGTCGGCTTCGAGGAAGAACGCGAGCCGTCCGAGGCCATGGCTATCGGCTCCCTGCTGGATCACAAGGTCCTCGGAACGCCATACCTGTGGACCACGTCCCCCTACGACGACTTCAGAACCAAGGAAGCACGCGCCTGGAGAGAGGACCAGGAGTACCGCCGGGTCACCGTGTTTAAGCAGGACGCGATCGAGACTGTCGAACGCATGGTTGAGGCGGTCCGTGAACACCCGGTCGCCGGACGCCTACTGGCCGAGCCGGGTAAGGCCCAGGTCGGGATGTTCGGTGAGTTCGAGTCCTGCGAACGCAAAGGCTTGATCGACTGGTTGCCCAACACGACCCCGGTAATCGTGGACCTGAAGAAATGCCGCGATGCTAGCAAGGCCGGGTTCCGCCGTCAGATCGGCCAGCTGCGCTACGACGTGCAGGCGGCATACTACCGCGACCTCTACCGGGATATCACTGGCGAGACCCGCGCATGGCAGTGGATTTGCGTCGAAGACCAGGCGCCCTACGCGGTCGCTGTTTACCAGATGGACACCGAATCCTTGGACAAGGGTTCAGCCACATGGCAGTCGTGGATTCGCCAGTGGATGGTCTGCGAGGACACCGACAGCTGGCCGGGTTACAACGGCGACTCCATTCAAATCATTCAATCCCCCGGATGGATACTCAAAGATGAAACTCTCCCGTGAAGCCATTGAACGCCTGATGGGTCCACAGCCCACGATCACCAAAACCGTTGTAGTCGAGAAACCCAAAGAAGGTTGGAGCCCGATGACCGAGAAAGAGAAGGCGGCCATCGAGCGGTTCGTAAAAGACAACCCAACATTTTCCTACAAAGAACTGTCCAAGAAGTTCGGCCGCGCTCCGAGTGTGATCTGGGTGTTGTGTAAGGAAGGTAATCTAAAGGTCCAAAAAAGCCGCAAATGAACTCACTCATCCAAAACGCAGTGGCCCGAGGTTGGATCAGCTTCCCTCATCCAGCTGCGGTGACATCGCGGATGAACTCCCCGGCATACAACGCCCAACGCGCCTGGAAATTGTGGAACGAAGGCCAGAGCTTGGCCTACGTGGCGAAGGCCATCGGCGTAAAGAAGCGGTGCGTGATGGCAATTATTGAAGAAGGAAAATCGAAAGCGAAGGAGGAGAAATGAACATCGAAGAAACTAAAGAAGCCATCCGCGTGATGCAGGCATTTGTGGATGGTAAGGACCTAGAGGTCTTGGGTCCTGTTGGAAAATGGGAGCCAGTACATTTCCCTCGGTGGGGCTGGGACGACACAAAGTACCGAATCAAATCCATCGCTAAACTCCGCCCGTGGACTGCGGATGAGGTGCCGCTGGGGGCGTGGATGAGGGAGAAAAAAGCGTTGCATGACCGAAGAATCCTTGCATGGACATCCAGCCAAGCTGATCGAGATATGTGGCTAGAGGAACGCGAACACAGCATCGACGGCGGTGTGACTTGGAAACCCTGTGGGGTGGTGGAGGAGGCGAAATGATGACATCAACACAGTTAAGCAATCAGGAACCATATCTCACAATCCACGCAGACGGAAGGATTACGGTCAGCGAAAAGCTGCAACCATCCGAGACAGCGGCTCGCGTGCTGGAGTGCATAAAGACTCAATGGATGGAGGACTCGCAGTCTAAACAGATTCGAGAACTACAAGACCGCATCAAGCGGCTGGAGAAGGCGTGTGGTGAGATGGTATCAGAAGAAGATACATACATACGTCTTCAAACGTGGCGCAAATCCAAGGAGGCCAAGCCGTGAGTGATACCCCGAGGATGGACCTTGCGCTTCGTAAGGCACAGGAAGATTGCACTGAATCATATCTATTAACTGAAGGCCTGAAACTAGAACGCGAACTCAACGCGGCCAATGAGCGCATCAAGCGGTTGGAAGAGTCGGAAAATCGGATGCTTAACTGGCTGACTGAAGACTGCCCAGAGGCAGTGAAAAAACAGCTTTCAAATGCGTGGATGAAATCCAAGGAGGCCAAGCCGTGAGAACATCAACCGAAACACTGATCGCAGCCATGCACATATTGGCAACAGAAATCCAATCCGACGATGGCGCGGCCAACGCGGCAGTCGCGGAAGCAGCGGAGCGACTAGCGGAGCAGCATATGCGCATCGCCCAACTAGAGCGAGAGAACGACGCTCTCCGCGCCGATCTGCTGCTGTGGGAAAATGGAGGGCCGTTGCCGTGAGCCATCATATTCCTGACGTCACGAAAATGATCAGCGACACCCCACGAATGAAAGC